AGTGAAACGAAGTTGATTCTTGCATTGCTAATTTCATATGCTTTCGCAATCTTCTTTGGCATATTCTTTCTTACCTCCTATATTATTTTTGCTGTTTAACGGACAGCTCCGAGATAATCGGATCACCTTCTTTCTGAAAAATGAGCATAAAAAAAGCAACCAGAACGGTTGCATACACAACTTTATTCCGATTGCTTTTATTATCTGTTTTTTATCTTATCTTCCAATGCACCAAGTGCATCCCATACGTCATCTGTCATGAACTTGCCATATATATTCTCAAAACATCCTGATATATAATCCAGATCATCTATATCTAGTTCATTCAGGAACTTTAGTATATCATCAACATTGTCTCCAAAGGCTGCCATTAGTGGATTAAAAAAATACTTCTCACTATCTAACCCTTGCGTGTCTGTTTTTCGCCACCAATCAATTATATGCTTTACTTTTTCTTTATCCACCAAAATCATTCACCTCTCTTTGCTCACCATCTGGGAATATTGTATTAATATTGTGTTCTGCATCCTCAACTATTCCAACAACAACACCATCATATTTTTGATACTTTTTATATCCTATTATGTTATCGTCATCTTTTAATTCTATAATAATAGCGGGCTTATTAGCTGTATACGTTCCTGCTATTGTAATTTTATCTGAATCCCAATTTTCTGGGAACCAAGCCTGACCTGTTTGTCCCAATCTTTTATCACTCTCTTTGTGTCCTTCTACACCGCCAATACGAACTCCATTATCATAAGTCTTCTCTATGCTATATGAAATTCCTCTATTCATTAATTCATCAATATTAGCCTGTGAGTGACCTCCGTTATTCATATTGCCGCCATTTCTACCACCAGCTGGCTTGTTTGGATTTCTACGATTAGTAAAATCACCAACAGTTGAATGTTTAATAGCCGGTGTTTCTATAGTCAATATACCATCTTCCCTAAGCTCCTGCAATGTTGAGTTCTTAATTTTCTTAAGCATTTTCTCATCTGTCACTAAGTCGGCATCATATAATGCCATCTTAGCCTTGCCACCGATATATTTAATCTGCTTTTCTCTCGTCTTTTCTGTGAACTTCTCATATGCGTTATAAGGCTTAATGCCTGCTGCCGCCTTATTCTTTTTGTCCAGATTCTCTTCCCATTTCTTATTGGCCGCCTTAACTGATTCGTCTTGCATTTTCTTCTTGTAATCAGCTGGCATTCTGAATATATCCTTATTGACTACACCTCTGTGTATGCAGTGACAGTTAATGCTTTCACAGGCTGGCAGCAATGGGTCTCTAGGATACATAGGATAATATGTATTTCCATCTCTGCCTTTAAGCGTAAATGGTTCATTCTTATCCACTATCTGTCCACTCATATCTACATGATTGGCTCGAGGTTCTATCCTGTGTCCGCCTGAGTGTATCCACTCTTTCTGTTCTACCGCTGGATTCTGCTGTATAGCTTCTTCCTGAGCTACAGAATGTGCCCTTAGTGTTTCAGTAAGCGCAACTCTTCTAGCCTGCCACAGCTCATTTCTGAAGCCCTCAGACTGTATTGTTCTTGATAGCTCTGCTATTGATATGCCTCTGTC